ATAAGAGCCGTAGGTGCCATCAGCGAGAGTCTGGAAGGATAGTGCGCGGTCTGCCTTCACCTTCTGCGCGAGATAGAGCTTGTAGGCATCCCCCGGCCCCAATGCGCCGCTTTCAACGGCCTGAGCTAGATCAGGATCGCTCTGCTTCAGGAAATCAACGGTCTTGTTGTAGGTCTTGCCGTCCGTCCGGTTATTGGCGAAGTTGGCAGCCGCCTGCCCAACCTGATCCTGTGCGGTCTTGCCGCTGATTAGGCCAAGACCAACGCCCAGCAGAGCGCTGGAATTGTTGAATGGCGACTCGTTGCCGTTGTTGAGCCAAGGGGCGATCTTGTTGCCGAAAGTCGGAATAGCCATTTACAAACTCCCAAGAAGGCCAATGCCGGTGGCGCCATATCCGAGCGCCTGGAGAAACGGGTTGGCTCCAGGCTGCGACTGTGTGGACGACCCGCCGAGCTGGCCGGCACCCGATGCAATGCCATTGAGGCGACCGAGCTGCTCCCAAGGGCGATTCTGCTGTTCGTTGAAGATGCGCAGTTGGTCGTTGATTTGACGGCTATACAAATCTTCGTTCGCGGCACCGACCTTCATGTAATCTTGGTACGGCATCTGAAGGCCAGAATAGGCATTGCCAAGGTTCCCAAAGCCGGTCTGGCCCATATTGAAGAGGTTAGAGTTGGCGGCATCCTTGCGCGTGTTGAAGTTGTTCAGGTCTGAATAAAGCAGGTTGTTGGTGTTCTTGCTCACCGCATCCGCAACCGCCGTATTGGCCTGCCCCGACCCGTATCGGCCAGCGACTGAGTTAGAGAGGCTGACGTTGGTGTTCGCGTCGGTGTTCGTCTGGTCGATGATCTTCTGAAGCTCAGGGGAGACAGACCAGTTCGAATTTGCGAGGCCCTTGGTGTTGTTCAGCGCCGAGAGCTGGGCGTCGTTGTAGCCGCCTGAGTTGATCACGCCCTGAAGCTGGCCCGAAAGACCTGCACCATTCGAGTTTGCAGCCGCTGCCGCAGCAGTGCCATTGATGCCGAGCGTGGTGTTGGAATCGCGCGGGACGACTGTTGATCCCGTGTAAACCTGAGACCCAGTGCCGTTGTTGTACAGGTTTTGCGCACCTGAGAGGGCCGTGTTGAGCGCTGGTTGTGCGCCCGACCACGGTGCGGAGTTCGTCGTCTGGGTGGTCTGCTTGGAACTGCCGGTCATATTTGGACCTCAAAAGTTGTGCGTAGTTTCTTCGCGTCGGGGAAAAGCTTCGCCCAGCCGTCTCGTCCTTCGGCAACGAAGCTTGTCGCGCCGCCTTCTCTCGCCATGTTCGCGATGAATTCCCTTGCTGCAGGGAGCCATTCGTCCACGCCGTCGCCAACGATGCCGAGGCAGCGCATGACAGTTTTTGACACCCACTTCTGAAACTGCATGATCAGGATCGCCTTGTGGCCGCTCTCATCGAAGGCAACCACGCAGAAGGCATTACCCGATCGGCACATCTGCCAGAGTTCACCGGACGAGATATCGCCCCCGGTGCGCTCGCATGCCTGTTGAAGGCGTGCGGAGAACTGAGGCCAGATTTGATCGATCTCAGCGGCGTTCGCTATGCCGATCTTCATCGGGTTCCGAGAGCGAAATTCATCATGGATATTGCCGTAGCGCGTACATTCGCGGCACCCACGACCTTGATCTTGTCGCCCTCGCGCAGCCGGATCGGCACGTCTGAAATCGTTGTCGTGGTCTTCGTTGGCACGCTCCCGACCCAGATCATGAAGTCGGTGGCCGTGCTGGCTTGGAACCAGTAGACGTAGCAGGAGACAGCCCCCGCCGTGTCATTGGCGAAGGAAATGGATGCCGCCGTCAGGGAGTCATCGGTTGCCACGACAAGGTCTGTCGTGGAGGTTCCCGCCAGGTTGAGCGATACAGGCAGGGAGACATTGCCGACATATGTGCCAAGTACGGCCATCCTACTGTTCTCCGCTCGGAATGCCGTTGGGGTTTACACCACTGGCGATAGACCAGACCGCGCCCTCATTGATCACGAGGCTGAATGTATGCAGGCGCCCATCAGACCGGAAAGGCACGACGCCAGCGCGGTTTGCCGCCCTTGGCGTTGACCACGTGATGCTGTCGCCGTGATAACCAGAGACACCATCAGCAAGCGTGAACTGGTCCCGCGGCGCATCAGTGATCACCCGTGCCTTATTCACGAACGTGCGGGAATTGCTGTCGATCTCGACTCCCGCCGTGTCGATTGTCGCTTGCAGGTTCGGCCCTGTGAACCATGCCAGTTTGTTGTCGGAGGTGAAGGTCGCAAACGTCGGGCGACCACCGGCAAATAACCGGCTGTCGAAAGGCTCGACCACGTCATCGATCTTCGAATATAGCAGCGCAAGGCCATCCCATGTGACGCCGGGAGTGGCGAGCGCCATCATTTCGCCAACAGCGATGTCGGTCGTGCACCAGCGGTCAAGCTGCCAGTCATAGCCGAGGCGATAGAACTGCCCGTTGATGGCGCGATACTTCCACCAGACGATCTTCTCAAACGGATCTGCCGACCCCTGCACATTGCCCAGATAGGCCGGGTCAACCTGCCGGATGAACCAGCGGTCAACTCTCTCTGCGCCGATAGGCTGGCGATCGACGCCACCGAAGAAGCCGTCTTCCGAGAGGTAGAAGAACCTGCCGGGACCAATGGAGACGATAGACCGAGGCGCTAGCGTCCCCTGCTTCGGATTGAGCACGGTTCTCGTGAATGTGAAGCCCGACGACGGCGCGAACGGGAAGAACTGCATGGCCGAACGCTGGATGACGGTAAAGCCGCCCTGTTCGGCAAAGCCGCCCATCACCTCGTCGCCTTCCGGCAACTCCTGAAAATCCGCACCTTTCTGGCCGATAGTCCATGATTCAATGTCGTTGGTGCCAGACCAACGAACCGTCTTCTGCCCGTTCGTGCCCTCTAAATGTCCAAGAACGAGAAAATCTCCGGCTATCCAGCTATATTTTGCCTTCGGCGGAGATCCTGCGAGATCTGCAAAGCTACCAGCAGCCTCAATGTCGTAGGTCTGGATGGCGTCGGAGATGTTGTGGGCTATCAGTTGGTCGCCAAAGCGCGTGAACGTCCAAGCGTCTTGCAAGGGAACATTATATGGCGCACTCGGTCCCGATATATCGTCCCATGAGTAGTCCGTCGTATCGAGCCTGTAGAGGCGATCTGCGGTCCCCGCTATGACGACGTAGTTGCCCGCCGCAGTGCTCACGTAAACGCCGCCGAGGCATTCCCCCGGCAAAGCATCGGTAATGACGGAAAGCCCAGCCATAGGCCCCCATCCATTGGCGACTGGCTGCGCATTGACAACGTTTGCGCTCGATGAGCCGGTGAACCCGCTCTTGTCTGGTTCAAACGGCCCAAGCGGGATCATCATGGAGTAATCATTCCCATGCGGGTGCCAGCCATCGCGTAATTGCCGAGGACATCATAGGTATTGAGGCCATCGACCAGCGTCTTGACCAGTGCTGCGGATCTCTGAAACAGGTTGTCGTCCCGCACATACATCGCCAACTGAAGCAGGGACGCATGCAGGTAAAGATTCGGCTGCTTGATCAGGAGCCAGTTGGTCGTGTTCTCGTCGGTAAGATCCTGAATCTTCTGGTAATACGTCAGCTCGATATCATTCGACGTTGACGGGAAGGCATAGAGAAGATCAGCGAGAATCGTGAAATTGTTTGCCGAGCCTCCCGGTCTGGACGGGTACCGCTGCTCGGAATTGCCTGGCGCAATGTAGTCGAGGCGTCTGCGTGTGGATGAAAGTTCAACGACCGTCCTGTAAGACAGGTAGTCATAGGGCAGCGGATATCCACCGCTGGTAAGATCCTGTGACAGGTTCTCCACGCCGATCATGTCACGCACACGAAGCGGCTGCATGTCCTGCTGCCCGTAATTGAGCATGGCCGTTGCGAGGAAAATCATCGACTGGATCTCAGCACCAGCCAGCTCGTGACGCTGCGACCAGTTGGCAACCGCCGCCTGAAGGTCGGAATACACCATACCCGGCGTGCCGGGTACGATCGGGCCACTCGGCGCGATCGGGCCACCAGTCGTAACAATGATTGACATCAGACTTTACCTCGAAAGCAGCGATATGGACGTGCAAAATCTTGGTTTAGCCACCATTTCATGTGGTCCTTGTCCCCTTCGCGAAGCTTCTCCATGATCTGGTTCTGGCTGGAATAGAGGACATTCAGCGGGATTCGGGCGACAACCTTGCCGTCTCCGAAGCTCTTGCCTTGGGAGTCGTGAAGGTCGCGCTGGTTCTCCTGGATGAAGGAATCATCCTCAAGAAACTCCGTCTTCATGACGTAGCGCGTGTCATCGATGGGAGCGATCCAACGCCGGTAGCCTGGCGTCACCTCGTACAGCTCCCAGTTCGCCGTGTCGGCGCTGAAATCAAGCGATCGGGTCATTGCGTGCCGCTATCTTGCTATCGATGATGGTGCGGGCTTCCTCGATCGGCAGGTGAATGACTACACCGACACGAACCTTCGCCAGTTCCTCGACCGATGGGTCACGAACGCCGTCTGCGGTCTCGACCTTGAAGGCACCTGCTGGGCGATAGTTCCTCAGCAGCTTGACGGGGAACAGCTTCTGTGCGGGCTCTTTCTTTACACCAGAAAGAACATCATCGATTTCTTGCTGGAGACGTGTTTCGCTCCAACGCTTGTCGATCTTGATGCCAAGCTCATCAGCCTGGGCGATTAGGTCTGAATTGTCGGTCATTCCGAACCTCTCAATAGAAAAGGGGCGACCCGAAAGCCGCCCCTGTGGGTGTTCTGTAGTTGGTGAACGTTAGGAAGCCGAAGTCATGCCGAAGATGTCGGCAACAACGCCATGTGCTGCTTCGTTCTTGACAACGAGCGTGTACTCGACGTTCAGAACCTTCTTTTCAGCGTCACCGGTGTTGGCCGGATCACGCTTGGCGATGTCACGCAGCGTTCCGAGCTGAACCATTGTCGGATCAACGAGGAAGGCGTTACGTGCGATGGCAGCGCCTGCACGGGCCATCTGGCGGTCAGGAACGACAGTCAGCGTACCGAAGTCAGACAGATAGGCGTCTGCAGCGGCTACGATCTTGGTCTGGCCGCTCTTCGGGGTTTCAAAACGCTGGTTTGCCACCGTGGCGTCTGCCATGAAGGTAGAGAATACCGTCTTGGCATACGGAGACAGGATCAGCGTGGTCGGGTTGCCGCCTGAGATGTAGGTCGCCTGGATGGTCGTATCCAGCAGAACCTTGGTAAACGCACGCTGCGTGCCGGGAGTAGCTGCAGCCACGATACCCGCACTGAAGCCACCAGACGCACCGGTTGCACCGAATGAGTCATTGGTAGCAAGCCATGCACGGAAGCCACCAGAGAGGCGGTTCGTGGCACCATTGCCGGTGCCTGCGCTGGAAGCCTGGTTGGACAGGAGAATAACTTCCATGTCCGTCTTCAGTTCCTGGCCCTTCTTGGCGATTTCACGCGCCATTTCAGACTTGCGGCCAGCCTTCGACACGACTTCCTGCGTGTTCGAAATCATGATGCGCTTGTCAGAAATCTGCGTGTAGTTGCCAACGCGGGTCGTCGGGTTGACCGCGTTGAAGGTCCAGTCGTCGCCTTCTGGCTTGTTGTTGGCGGTGTCAGGAGTGGCGAGAGTGTCGGTCTGCCATTCAGGATGGACGCCATCAACGGACTGCTTGCCGATGAGGCTCAGGAACGGAGTTTCCTCCGGGGTAATCAAATAGATCTGGTCAGCAAGCGTCTCGCGGTTGCCGACTGCGTCATAGGTTTCGTAGGTAGAAGATAGCTGTGCCATTGGGCGTGCCTTTGATTAGAGGAGATCTTCGATTGCTCTGGCGGCGGCATCAATGCTGCCTGTCTTGCGGAGCGAGTCGAAACGGCCTTGGCGGTCTCGGTTCTGGATTGCCTGCGGAGCCATGCGCTGTTGCTGTACGAGCCTCGGCTTGGCTGCGACCTGTTGGGGAACAGATGCGGCTTTGGCTTTCAGCTTTTGATAGGCGATGGCGTCGTGAAGGATCTGCATGTATCGAGCGTCGGCAATGGTGTTCACTTCTTCCGAGGTGACGCCATAGACCTTGCCGCCGATGTCAGCGATGTCTTTCCTGAAGGCTTCCCGCTTCCCCTCGTCCTTGAGGTGAGGCAGCTTCTGCAGCAGTTGCTGCTTCTGCTGGGCCACGTAGTCGGCCAGGTCGCCTTGCTGCTTTTCCGTAAGCTGATGCTCTTCCTGTTGCTTTTGCTGCCACAGGCCGTTGAGCATCTTCATGCGCTCCTGATACAGCGCCGTTTCCTCAATATAACCCACTGGGTCATTGGGGTCGTACACCGGCTCTTTCGGAACGATGAGGTGGTAATTATCCAGAATCAGGTCGCGCTTCTGGCGGATTTCGTTTTCCGCTTCGCTCACCTTGGCCTTGTAGTCGGCTTCTACCTGTTCTTTGTAGCGGGCCAACTCTTCGGTTTTCTTGGTGAAAACACGCTGAAACATGTGGTTGGTCTTGAGGTCGGCGATGCTTATCGTCGTGCCGTCTTCCAGCGTTACCGTTGCGGTATCTGGGACGGTCGTCGGGGCATCGGGCGCACTCTCGGCTTCCCCATCACTTCCATCGTCAAGTGCCGACAAGAGGGCGTCATCGTCGTCGCCCGAAGGCTCTTCCGTGGCGTCTGTTGCCGGTTTTGCCTTTGCACCTTCAACGCTATCCGGCTTGTCTTCCGGGACGTCTTCAAGAAGATTCTCAATGGCACTTACGCCCTCGTCAAAAGACATAGGGCCTGCGTCTACGGACCCGCTAGGGGCTGTCGTAGTATCAGTCATTTGGATTACTCCTAGATAGCCTTGATAGGCTTCCGTTCGTGAGATGAGTTGATCATCGCCCCCAGCTCGGAGGGGAAGAGGTCGCAGATGCGGGCGAAGCACTGCAGGTGGATGATGCGGTTT